AATCGGCACCGGCACCCTTGGCTAGCCTGATCAGCTCCTTGGCCCGCTCCAGCGAGCCGTCATGGTTGGCCCCGATGTCGGCAATGAAATAGGTCGGATCGACATTGGAAATAGTCCGCTTGCCGATCTTGAATGAGGTGGCGTAGTTCATGGTTCCGCTGCCTGATTGATAAGCTCCCGCATTCGTTTGATGTGCCGGGGCAATGGACTCCAGGCACAGATCTCGAAGGTGATGATCTGTTGATATTCCACGCGCTGGACCACCGGCAGGTCTACGGGGTCATTGAACACGCGATGCAATGGCTTGCTGTAGCCAGCCTCCATGGGGAAACCCCAGAGATTGAGAAAGCGGACGAACCCCTCTCGGCGGCCTCCGTCCACCAATGCAGCCCATTTGTAATAGACATGCACGCAATCCTTGTCGGCTTTCTGGGCGCGAATCCACGGAATATCCTTGACCATATCGGTCAGGGTCTCGGCCAGCTCGATGCGGGTCTGGATAATCCTCGATGCCTTGGCCAACTGGGCACAGGCAATGGAGGCGGTAACTTCGGTCATCCGTAGATTTAATCCGATCATCTGGATTTTCCCATTGCTCTATTGCGCTGGTATTTTTCCTGTCCGTATTTACGTTCACATTCTATGCAAATCCTGCGATTATTCTTGTGTCTGGTATTTTCTGGAGAGAATGTATGACCTTGCTTGCAATGAGTTTTATTTTTATTGTAAAGCCAAGCTGTCCCCCGCCGTAAATTCTCGTGCTGGGTAACAACCTCTAAATGATCCGGATTTACGCAACATCGCACACGACAAAGGTGGTCAACAGTTAGGCCATAAGGAATGCTGCCTTTATAAATTTCATAACTAGCGCGATGGGCATAGAGGGGTGCCACTTTCCATTTAGGTGAGAATCGTCCGTACCCATTCTCTGAAATATATCCAAGCCAAATCCAGCATCCGCTTTCCGTTACCGGCATCACGTATTTTTCAAATTGTGCGAGGTATTGGTATGTCATGGATATTCTCGTAGTTCGCCATGATTTATGGCATCGTTTAATCGGATGGCAAGATTGTCATCGTTTGTAACAATCATGCCGCCCTCGCCTGCATTCAAAGCTTTATGGACGTTCAGCGAGAACACACCAATATGGCCAACCGTACCGGCATAGCGATTGCCCTCCTTGGCAAAAGGAGCCTGTGCGGCATCCTCGATCATGATCACGTTATTGGAGTCGCACCACGAACGTATGTTCGAAAGATAGGCTGGATGGCCAAATAGATTCGTCACAATGACGCATTTGGGCAACGGCTGGATTGTCTTGAAGACATTCGTATCGATCGAGAATCGCGTCGTCTCGATGTCGATGAATACAATATGTGCTCCGAGTACCTTCGCACAGGCAGCCGTAGCAGACATAGAGTAGGCGGTGGTCCATACCGTATCTCCCGGCTTGATGCCGATGGCCATGCAGGCCGCCAGTAACCCACTTGTAGCAGAATTGCAGGCAACTGCATGTTTAACACCAAACGCTTCACACCACTTGTCCTGCAACTGGGTAACGAAATAACCCGCCTTGTCGATGCCGCCGAGATAGCCGGATAGCGGTGCCCGCAAGGCCGCCTGAATATTGAACTTTTCTGCCTCCCGGATGGTGGTGAACCGGGGAAGTTTTAGAGTCGGCTCATCCATTTTGTCACCTTGGCATCGTTATCGACAATCTGTTGCACCAGTCTCTTGGCTTTGCGCGGCTCGGCAACCAGCGCCAGTTTGAGCAAGGCCATCCAGCTAATATTGTTCCGTCGTCGGATGTCTGTAACGATGTCCACGATTTCATCAGCGGTGAGTTTTTTCTTCACGGAAGGGGATATCCACAGTTAGGGCAATTCTTTTGTATCAAGGTGATGGAGCGTGTTCTGTTCGCGATATAATGGATCTTCCCGCGCTCCTTAAGGGCAACCATCACGCGATGAATCCCGCTCTTGGATTTAACCTGAACGGCGTTGGCAATGTCCTGAAATGACGGGCTCTTGTTGTTCTTCTTGATGTAGTCCTCGATGCAACAGAGAACCTTTGCCTGTTGTCCGGTGAGGCCAATAGTCATGGTGTGTACTTGGCTCCATAATGAGTCATTTCCACTTTGCTATCGGGGTCATCCGGTTCAATAGTTATGCGGTCAATGAATGTATCTGGAGGAAAGTTATAGCTAAGTCTGCCTTCTGCATTCATGTTCATTGACGCATAAACGATGTGTTTGCTCCAGAACTTTACAGTGAGGGTTTTCATTTGAGCATCCCCCGCAGATGGGCGACATCGAGCCATTCTGTGTTGGTATCGCTGGTGTAACGGAAGCCTTCCGGGAGAAAATCAAGAGTGCCGCTGCCTATGGCTGCGTGTGGAACTGGAGTTATGTCACCCGGTTTTATGGTTGGATAAAGAACATAGACGTTTGGGATGCTGAGCGCGTTTCTCGACTCGTCTTCAGTAACCAGAACTTCATGAATCTTTTCGCCTGGCCGGATGCCGGTCTCGACCCAGAACCTGGACCCGGCAATTGCTTCAGCCAGATCGGTGATCTTGATGGACGGAATCTTGGGAACAAAGATCTCTCGTCCATTCATATTGTTATGACAGTAAAAGACCAGATCTACTGATTGATCCAGCGTGATCCAGAACCGCGTCATGCGGACATCGGTGATCGGCAGTGGCTTGCCTTCGGCAGCTAGTTTCTTGAAAAGAGGGACCACAGACCCTCGGCTCCCAGCAACGTTACCGTAACGGACCACGCTAAAAGCAGTGGAACCTGCTGATAGAGCATTTGCAGCGATAAATATCTTCTCGGCTGCCAGCTTGGAAGCGCCATAAAGGTTGACCGGATTGACCGCCTTATCCGTCGATAGAGCAACAACTTTCTTAACCCCGGATCGGATGGCAGCCTTGATAACATTCTCTGCACCCGTGACATTGGTCGCGATGCATTCGGTTGGATTATACTCCGCAGTCGGGACGATCTTCAATGCCGCTGCATGAACGACAGTAGTAATACCGTGCATAGCAAAACTAAGACGATCACAGTCTCTGACATCGCCAATGAAGAAACGCAGGCAAGCAGCGTTATGGTGATCACTAAAGGTGCGAGCCATAACTTCCTGCTTCTGTTCGTCCCGGCTGTATACAACAACGCGGTCCGGATTTGTTTCCAGAAGCTTGGCGATGAAGGCATTGCCGAAACTCCCCGAGCCTCCGGTGATGAGAACTGATTTCATTTAATAGCCTTCATGCCGGGCATCAGCGATATCTTTCAACATTTTATCATCAGGCCCAAGCAGCCAACATAAAGATCCGGCAATTGCTGCAACACCGGCAATTTGTGCGACGATGATCAAGGGAATGCTGAAAAAACCAAGGCCAAGTACTGTCCAGAAAAAATGGGCTTGAATTCCAAACCAGACTGCCGGTGTAAGCATAATGGGCATGGCGATCAGTGTTTGCCACCATTTCATGCTGTCACCCGCAACGGTGCGGCTTCCACTGGATCGACCAGATGGATATTCCCCGACTTTATGGCTTCTGCGATACATCTGAATGTGGCGTCGTAGGCTGTATAGATTCGTTTCATCTCTGGCTTATTCATTGCATAGGAAAGGGCATTTGACCCCTGGATGAGAACGCCGTTCTGAAACATTGTTTGCATGAAGAGCGACCGGATATTGTCCTTGTATTGTCCATGAAAAACAACCTTCAGGCATGAATAATGACCATCAAGCTTGATGTGTTCGGTTAGTCCGTGTTCTCTGATGGACTTGAGAATTGCATGTTCGAGATGAATGCCATTTACCCAGAGATGATGAATTACATCCTTCTCTTCCATCTTCTTGATGGTGGCGATGGCAGCGGCAATGGATAATGTCTCGCCAAAGAATGTGCCGGAATAGAACACATCCGGTGTTTCAAGTTTGGCCATGATCTCGCGTTTGCCAACCAAGGCTGATATGGGCATTCCATTGGCCATGGATTTGCCGAAGCAGGCAAGATCCGGCGTTACACCGTAGAGTTCCTGAGCGCCGCCCATAGCGTAACGGAAACCGGTGATGATTTCGTCGAAGATGAGGACGATACCATGGGCCTCGCTAAATTCTCTAAGATGTTTAAGCCATTGTGGATCGTTCAGATCTTCAACAATAATGGCGGCTATCAGCTTTGCACTGGAGAACGGTAATTCGATGATTCCGCATTCATTTGTGCTAATTCTTCCGCTTAGCTGCCTGACGCCTTCTGGAATGCCTCCATGACGATTGCTAGTACCAATGCTCCAATCGCTCCAGCCATGATAGCCGCCGACAATAATATGATCGCGTCCAGTGTACGCACGGGCCAACCTCACCGCTGCTGTTGTAACATCGGTTCCACTCTTTCCAAACTTCACCATCTCTGCACATGGGATCAGACGGCAGAGGGTTTCGGCTAATTCTGATTCTAGTTTTGTGGCCAGCGAGAAAGAGATACCACTATCAAGTTGATCACGAATAGCCCTATCCACATCAGGGTCGCAATAACCAAGCACGACTGGATATATAGCGTTGATGAGATCGACATAACGGTTGCCATCAACATCAAAAATGCAAGCCCCGTCACCATGAGAGACATAAAGAGGAGACTTTTCCAAAGGAAATTGCACAAACGATTTCGAATAGGTTTGGGCGGCAAGCGGAATGACTTTGGATGCCCGCTCGAATATTCGGTGTGATTGCTCAAATGTTCGTGCGGGTAGTCTTTCTTCTGCAAGGGCCTCATAGAATCGTTCATTGCGAATGCTCCATTTATTGATCTGGCGTAGTTTTGGTTCTTTATCGAGAATAGCCAAGATGTCGGTGTAGAATGGCGCTCTGTTCCTGAGTCGTTTGGCAATCTCTTCGCAGAATCGGAAGTCATCAGCACTGTCGCAAACCCAATGCTCTTGATCGAGACCCGGTAATGGACAATCTACGTTGACCACCTTGTAACGGTCACGGTTGCGAACCAGCATTTGGGTGAGACAATCGCGGTCAATGCTGCCTTTAGCTTCGGTCCATACCTCTTCCAAGGCAGAAAAGGTAAAACACTCAGTATCAAGACCGTCAGGCCAATGAGCCGGATAGCAGCATGAGGCGTAATCTGCATTTTTAATTTTCCTCAAGGTTATTACTTCGTCTATTAGACGAGGGTCGAGGAAGGGGCAGTCGGCTGTATGCCTTAATACTATATCTGCCTTGTATCGTTTTGCACATTGGTAGAATCGATCCAGTACATCTGACTCGCTTCCACGGAAGAAGGGAATTCCATTCTCTTTGCAATATAGAGCGATCTGATCGTCGGCCATGAGAATTGATGTGGCTATTATGGTGTCGTCTATTAAACGGGATGAATGGCAAGCATCCACTGTCCAACGTAGTAGCGGTTTGCCTATAAGGTCTTTCATGACCTTGCCCGGCAGTCGGGTTGATCCCATGCGGGCTTGAATAATACTAATTGTTTTCATGAGTAATAATTCTTTTTTGCATCTTCCATTAGGGATTCGATATTGATATCGCCGCTTAAAACCATAACGGCGTTGATTAACTCATGAGCCTCAACACCATATTCGGTGCCTCCTATAGTCATTGTGATACGCCTAATATTGTTTTCACTTTTACGTGGTTTTAATTCCATCTCTTTTACGTCGAGATCTCTGGAACATGATGCAGCGATGATGATCTTCATTGTGTGAAAAACCAGGCAAAGCGGACGACAAAAACGGCGGTTAGAACAAGCGCTGTTACCAAGCATATTCCCTTAAATTCTTCCCAGCGAGTCATAGCCCTGCCTGCTTTCTGACTTCGAGACATACTTTGAGAACCTCAAGCCCTTCTTCCGCAGAACAGCCGAGAGTTTCCTTGCCGTCCATGCGGTCAATGAATGCTTTCATTTCATCGATGTAGGTGTCGTCCCAGCCTCCGCTTGCGATAGATGTGGCAAGTAAGTTGCCGTCTTTATCGCGAAGCCATCCCTGATGATTGACCAGATCGAAGATGATCTGGCCCTTCTTTCCAGCGATGATGGTTTGCCGGATTTGTGGCTTGCTGAGGTAATCAAGATGGATGGTTGACCGGCACCCATTTTCATGTGTGAACATGATATCGGTCAGGTCATCTCGTCCGTCACTAAGGCGAGTAGAGCTACCAGCAACGCTCCCGCGCCCAAGGAGATGAAGAGCAAGGTCAATTTCGTGAGACCAATTGAAGATGACGCCATCTCGGAGATAGGGAGGTTTTGCACTGTGTTGTCCTAGTACGAAGTTGGCCCAGAGGGGTTTGCCGATATAGCCTTGGTCAAGCCATTGTTTGGCTGTGATGACGCAGGGATGCATTCGCAGGTTATAACCAACCATTAAAACGCTATTGAAAAAGACGGTTTTTGTTTCACCACTCGTAATTGGTTTTTCCACAAAGGTTGGTTTGCCACGACATAGAACAATGTGTTGAAGATGTTCGCTTGTCGGGCTTGCTATGACAAACGCATCGCACATTTCGATCATCTTGTTCAGATCACCGATAACCCATCCTGTGCCGTTCTGTTTGGCGGGGTCTGGATCGTAACCAACGACTTCGGTCTGACCGAGGTGCTTCCAGAGATTGGTCTTATGACGGAGACCAATAGAACCAAGCCCGATAACGCCGATTGTTTTTGGTTTCATTTCTTTGCCTTATCGAACTGTTCACACCATGCCGTTGGCTTAATCGGTCCTTCGACAATAGAGCAGATGCCGGGAGCACTTATGTCACCTGCCCCGGTATAGTATTTGCAGTAACTGGTATCGTTAGCGAAGATCCTGCCGCAGTGGCTATGAATCATGCCGTTGCTGTAGTTGACTGACTCCTTGGCGAGTTTAGTCATGCAATGGCCATCCTTTATCGATTTGTTTACGGATGATTGTTACCGATGTCTGGTCATTGCCGCTGCCGTGCATGTACCTGTGATACATCTTGTAGGTGGGATTTGCGGTCCATAACGATGCGTGATCCATCTTGAAACTAAAAACATCATCCTTGTGTTTGTATTTGCGCTTGTGCGGCTTGGATGTATGAAAATCGTGAATGACGATGTAGCCGCCGTCCTTGAGAACGCGGTCTCCTTCCTTGACGATCTTGAACAGATCTTCCCGGTCACAGAGGTAAAGGCACCATCCGTAGATTACTACGTTGAACATTTCTGAGTGATACATGCTCAGATCGTCAGCGGTGCCACGGCGGCAGCGCCAGATCGCGGTCTTGAAGAAAGGATCGATGCCGTAAGCTTCGCATCCCCACTTGTCTCGCATGACTTTGACACGCCAGCCGTTGGAGCAACCGATTTCGAGAACAGCGTTGGGAGCAATCTTGCTGTCCTCGATGGACTCTATCACCGGATCGTTTTTGACCGGTAGCTTGTCCTGATTTCTGGCGAACCACGCCTCGCCCTCCCCTTCGAGAAAAATGTCGGATTGTTTAACCACGGAATTTTCCGAACTGAAGCAGGCTACAACCGAGCCCCTGATATAGAAAATGTTCTGGGCGTGTCCCTTCGCGCTCCATCTTGTATTTGCGACAGATCTCAATCATTCCAACATTGATACTCATGCACCCCGCCTCGATCTTCCTGACACCACTTTCGAAGAGCGAGTCGCAGAACATTTTCCACGCTTCAGTGCCGTAGCCTTTACCCCACGATGCTTTGTGCCCGATAAGGATGCCGACATTGGCGACTGAATTATACGGATCAATGTATGCAGTAAGGGAGCCGATGAATAATCCGGTGTTACCGTCATCGATAACGATTGATCTGAGGGTATGTTGGCTCCCCAAGAAGGACATGACATAGGCAATTTGACTTTCGACGGTGTGAATCTTGTGGCGTTGTTCCGAGTAACGCACGACTTCAGGATCATTGAGCCAATCCACCTGAGCTTCGAGGGCGGTTGGCATAATTTGAGGCTCTATCAGACGAATCATTTCTTCTTCGGTTTCTTAAGTTTGGGTTTTTTGTTAATGTGCTGGATGATAAGGGCAATCCACATTACGAGACGCACGATGATGGAGGCGTTAACATCGTATCCACCTAGCTGCTCTCGTTTGGCGAGTTCCTGGAGGACTTGTCCTTCCAGCCGGTTGAGTTCTGATTTGTTCATGCGGCCTCCTGTTCTTGGTCTATTCTTATGGTCCGTTATCTGTCAGAAGTCCGATTGCGGTTATCCACAGGTATTTGAATGAGCAATGGCGCGACACTTTTGAAGGCCATTGACGCCCTCAAACGCATCGACGAGCAACAGCTTTACGAAAGCAATCTGCTTGAGTTCTCGGAATACGTCTGGCCGGTGGTCGAGCCAGCCATCCCATTCATCAAGGGATGGGTTATCGAGGCCATATCGGACCACCTTCAGGCTGTTACAGAAGGCCACATCCGGCGACTTCTGATTAATGTGCCGCCGGGGTTCACCAAGTCATTGATGACAGACGTGTTTTGGCCCGCATGGGAGTGGGGACCGTGTAACATGCCGTGGCTGCGGTATATGTGTGCCGCTTACTCTAACCATCTGACGGAGCGCGATAATATGCGCTGCCGCAACATCGTCATCAGCGAGCGTTATAAGCGTCTCTGGGGCAAACGATTCGGGATATCCAATGAGCAATTCACCAAGATCAAGTTCGCTAACGATCATACTGGATGGAAACTCGCAACTTCCGTGGGTGGAATTGGCACCGGAGAGCGTGCTGATCGTGTCATCATCGATGACCCCAACAATCCGATGGAGATGGAATCAGAGGCCGTTCGCAATACGGCCATTATGTGGTTCACCGAAATTATCCCCGACCGGCTGAACAGCCAGAAGGACAGCGCCATTGTTGTGATTCAACAGCGCACCCATGAGGATGATGTCAGCGGTACGGCGCTCAGCCGGGAGATGGGATACACCCACCTGATGATCCCGATGCGGCATGACACCACACGTCATTGTACCACTATATATGGTTGGAATCCGGAAACTGAACAAGATGTAGTATGGGAGGACCCGCGTACCGAAGAGGGTGAGTTGGCTTGGGTTGAGCGATTTCCGGCCCAGATCTGCGATGATCTGGAACGGGATAAGGGTCCCTATGCCTGGGCTGGCCAGTATCAACAGTCACCGGCTCCGCGCGGTGGCTCGATCATCAAGGATCATTTCTGGCAGATGTGGAGAGAGGAAAAATACCCTCTTTTCGAATTCATCTTGGCTTCCCTGGATACAGCCATGACTGCCAAGGACGAGAATGATGCTTCCGCTCTGACGGTTTGGGGTGTCTTCCGTGAGGATCTGATTCTCAAGGACATCGAGACGGAAGTCTTGTGGATGAAGCGGGACGGTAACAGTCAGACCGTGCGGCTCCCGGAGGGCAATCCTAAGGTGATGCTGCTCTGGGCGTGGCAGGAAAGACTTGAATTTAGTGATTTAGTTCAAAAGGTTATCAATACCTGCGTTCCCTCACCGGCTCCTGTGGCGCATCCACGGTTTCCCGTGGACAGGCTGTTGATCGAAGGTAAGGCCAATGGTCAGTCGGTGGCCAATGAACTGGACCGTATGTTTCGCGGCAGTGGCCGGTTGGGTGTCGAGATCATCGATCCCAAGATGTATGGTGACAAGACGGCCAGGGCGATCTCGATTCAGCATCTATTCTCGGATGGGATGATCTTTGCTCCTGACAAGCAATGGGCGGATATGGTGATCAATCAGTGTTCGCTCTTCCCGCGCGGCTCGCGTGATGATCTGGTTGACTCGACAACGCAGGCATTGCGCTGGCTGCGGGAAACAGGCTTTGCGCTGAAGCGATCCGAGTATGAGATGGAAAGAGAAGGGGAAACCGCGTACACTGGCCAGTTAATGCCATTATACCCGGTATGAATCTAAATGGCCAATAAAAACAGTAGCTTACCTCTGACTGGTCCAGCCCCAACGCCAGTCGGCCCAAAACTGTCTTTGATAGGCGGAACAAATAGTGAACAGGAAGATGATAATCTCAAGACCATCAAGATAGAGCATGAAGATGGGTCTGTTACCCTCGACTTTGCTGGCAAGGACAGTGACGAGGATGAGGGACCTGAGGATGATGATTTTAGCCGGAATCTCGCCCTTAAGATGGAGACTTCCGAACTCAGTCAGATTGCCAGCGACCTTCTGGAGGGAATCAGCCGGGACGAAGACTCACGCAAGGAGTGGCTGGAAACCCGCGCCCTCGGTATTTCTCTTCTTGGACTTAAACTGGAAAAGCCACGCTCCGATGCTGGTCAGGGCTCTGCTCCCATGGAGGGAATGTCCACCGTCCGGCACCCGCTTCTTCTAGGGGCCACGGTTAATTTCCAGGCGACGGCTCGCGGCGAACTGCTTCCGGCCTCTGGCCCGGTAAAAGTCCGCAATGACTCTCCCAATCCACCTGCCAATGTCACGCAGGATACCAACGCTTCTCAGGCTCTTGCCGACACCTTGCAGGGCAAGGATGAACTGGCGAATGCGCTTGAGAAGGACATGAATCATTACCTGACATACACGGCAACCGAGTATGTCCCCGATACTGACCGGATGCTTTTCTATGTTGGCTTTGGTGGCGATGGCTTTAAGAAAGTTTATAACTGCCCGCTCCGCCGCCGACCGGTCTCGGAAAGCGTCGATGCCGAAGACCTGATCATTTCGAATTCTGCGACAGACATTCAAAACTGTGGGCGTGTTGCCCAACGCATCCGGATGCGGCCCTCCACTTTGCGCCGGATGCAGATCCTTGGAGCCTACCGGGATGTCGATTTGAACCCGCCGCCTCCACCTCAAAAAAATTCTGTGGATAAGAAGAAGGAAGAGATTGCCGGTCAGACTCAAACCAATCTCCGTCCAAAAGATCGAGAGTACGAAATCTTCGAAACTTATTGCGAACTTGATCTGGATGAGTTCGCCCCCGAGAAATTCAAGGGTGAGGGCGTTCCGCTGCCTTACCGGGTCACTGTCGAAAAGGACAGTCGGCAGGTTCTCGATATCCGGCGCAACTGGAAGGAAGATGACGATCAGTGCCTTGCGAAAGCATTCTTTGTTCAATTTCCCTTCATTCGCGGATTGGGATTCTACGGTCTTGGCTATATCCACCTACTGGGAAACTCCACGGTTGCACTAACTGCCGCTTGGCGAGAAATGCTTGATGCGGGCATGTTTGCCAGCTTCCCTGGCTTTCTCTATGCCAAGAGCGCAGGTCGCCAATTGACCAATCAGTTCCGTGTCCCGCCTGGCGGTGGTGTGGCAATCGATGTTGGATCGCAAGGCAATATTCGCGATGCCATCATGCCGCTGCCTTATAAGGATGTAGGGCAGGCATTCAATGCCTTCATCCAGCATGTCGAGGAAACGTCCCAGCAACTGGCTTCGACCGCCAACATTAGCGTCGGGGAGGGCAAACAGGATGCTCCCGTTGGAACAACGCTT